GTTGCAACCAGAATTAGTGGGAGCTGCCATAGGGGGTGCCAGCTTTGCTGGCACTCTTCTTGGCCTGACCTCATATCTGTCTCCGAGCACCGTGCCACCAGTCATTGGGTACGGTGCTTTGGTTGCCAGTAGTCTGGTGCTCATCGTGACGGCCGTTATCGTTACTCTCAAGAGTGTGCTAACTCCGTATTGGATACGGAGCATAAGCTCAAAAATATCGAGAGGAACGCAACGGCAATGGCGTCGGGTCCTGGAGGAGGCCTGTCTTGTCCGCAGGTCTAAGTGCTTGACACATCCCCAATCAGCTGACGAAAGGTCAACGATTTATGAGGCCCTATCTAGGTTACTGGATATTGGACCTTATCGGAAGGCTTGGTTCTTTCAAGCTGCTCCGCGGGATCAGTATGCTATGCAGAACCAGCGTAAGCACCATCTGTGCCACTTTTCCAACGAGCCTCATTGGATTGTGGACATGAACTTCCCGGACCACCCATCCGTTGGGCCCGCTTCTGAGGGCCCTCCTAGTGAGCCTTCCATTATGACGCTCATAGACACGGACCACTACTTGGATATGCCTAGTTACCTGGCTTCCTGGTGTAAGCCCATTCTAATGTTCACCTTCCAACCCACTTCTGTGTGTTGCTCTGGTGGGAATATTAACGGGGGCCAGGATTACACGTACCACTTTGATGATAAGAATGTGGTGCACTACCAGGTTGGTACGGCGCAATTCCACCATCAGGTGTGGAATTATGGTCGTACTGAGATCTGTTATGCAGGCAATTTCTGGGGGGGTGCAGTCTATCACATTAGCAAAGTGCATGTGGGCAAAGACCATGCTCTGGTGCTAATGCTCCCCGTAGTGAGGGTTCCGATGGTTTTCTCCTGGATCCTGCCACAATTGATCGATGTGGGGGAGCCGCTTGCGAGGTATTCTCCATACCAGAAAACCGGAACGACCGGGTACTATTCTTTGGACGTCAACTGGGGGGGGGCAGATGGTAAGGTTACTGCGATGAGTAATCTGGCACTGGGAACAGGCCACGTCTGCTCGCGAAACCTGGCAGTTTTGTCATGCCAGGCAAGAGATGCCAATGTCCAGTCGTTGAAAGCCTATGGGTCAACGGCCCCTGCAAAGGGGGCGTTTCTGTCAACGTTTGGCGTTGGATTGCCATCCAAGTCTCGTGCTGAGGCAGTGTCTGAGCCTGTTACTTTATTCCTCCTGTTCAGGGAGGTTGGGCTCAATATCACTGGAGATTTTACCACGTACAACGAGCCCGTGGGGTACCAAGACCCCAAGGTTAAGTCAACTGAAGTGGAGAAAGCAGTTGTTGAGATAAACCCTGGAGTGGTTTGTTACTCCACAGCTGAGGTACTCGTCCCCGAGAAAATCCATTCATTGCCCACCTCAGATGCCACTGTGTTTGTGCCCACCGCTGACTCAGTAGAGGAAGCGTGGGTCGAACGCATGCATAAAGGTGAGGAGAAATCTCGGAAGGAAGGCTTCTCTACGAAGGAGGAAGACATCGTTGCGTGGGTTGGGTGGCCGGGTGATCTGAAGGACTTTGCCGCAGAATTTGCGGGGCTCTTTTGTGAAGAAACACTCCCATGGTTTGGTGAGGAAAAACAAACTGAGCAGCCGTTCTGTGACGTAGAGGTGATGGAGAGCTTAGATCAGCCTAAGCACAAAGCTGAGAGACGCCGGCAAGTTCATCTTGACGGTCTGTCTGATGTCCTGAAGGTATCTACCTTCCGCAAGGCTGAGGGCTATACGGAGCTCAAAGATCCGCGCCTCATTAGCAACTGTCCTTCCAACTTCAAGCATGAGTACTCTAAGTACACTCTGCCCATAGCCACTGCGCTCAAGAGAACGGAGTGGTATGGGTTCGGTCAGGATCCCGCCGAGACCGGTGACCGGCTCTTGAAAAGAGTCCAAGCGTTCAAGCACCAAGATCGTGAGCTCCGTGAGCAACTAGGCTTGCAGTGTGTCGAAACGGATTTCTCGCGCTTCGATTCTACCATCACGTCCATGAGATGCTTTGAACATGAACTCTTGAGCCAGTTCTTCGGACCCGATAGCGAGGCTATTAAGCTTTGGAAGAAACAGCTTAATGCTAAGCTCCAGGTGGGGAAAACCGTGCACACCGCGAAAGGTGCGAGATTGTCGGGCTCACCGGAGACTTCCATATTCAACTCCCTTGATAATGCGTGTGTCGCTTATATGGCTCTCAGGCGGGGTGGCGTAAATGGCCATTCCGCTTGGGGCCTATTGGGAATGTATGGAGGTGACGACGGGGTTTCTTTCGTTGATCCGAAGTTGCTAGAGGTAGTCGTTTCTGACCTAGCAATGTCGATTAAACCCAAGGTCGTGAAACCCGGTGAGCTAATCTCGTTCCTCGGGCGGTATTACGGCGAGCTGTGGGATGGAACCCCAAACAGCTGCTCTGACCCGGAGAGGGTGTATAAGTCCTTGGCCTATTCCACGAGTAGAACACTGGCGTTAGCAGAGGCCTGCTCTTTGAAGCAGCAGGCGTATTGGCTTACGGATGCAGAAACGCCGGTCTTGTCGGAACTGGTCCTCCCCCCCACCAATGACAGCCTTGAGAAATGCGATATGGGAGACATATCGTATGCCGCCTATATGTCCTGGAAGTACCACTCACGTCCCATGAACGTTCGAGCTGAGTGGATGGTAGACCTATGGCGGGGGTATAGGGTGGTGGGAGGGATGATGTGCAAGGATGAGAGGCCCATTGAAGTCACCAAC